GAATCGGATTTAGCGGCCAACAAATATATGATGAAGCCGACCAAAAGATTGAAAAAATGGAAGAGGAGATGATTTCACATTTCAGTCTTCCAGTTTTGGACTTTATTGGGTAGCACGCGCAAAAATTTGTATAAATAGCATATAATGTTTATTATAGTAGTTATTAAATGCAGGAAAAATACGGTTTTGTTTATCTTTGGTACGACAAGAAACGCAAGATGTTTTACATAGGTTGCCATTGGGGTCATATTAATGATGGTTATATATGCAGTTCAAAATGGATGAGAGATGCTTATAATTATAGAAAAAATGATTTTAAAAGACGTATTTTAGAAAAAACTGACATTCGTGAAAATCTGTTTGATATTGAGTTCAAATGGCTGCAGCTCATTAAAGACGAAGAATTAGGTAAAAAATATTACAATCTGCGAAAAAACAAATGGGAACATTGGAGTCAGAACGAGGATACATCTTTAACAACAAAAGAAAGATTATCTAAAAAAATTAAAGAAAAACACCAAGATCCTGTTTACAAAGAAAAATTCAAAAAAAGTCGTGAAAAGATGATTGGTTCTGTCCAATCTGAAGAAACGAAATTAAAGAAATTAATTTCTATGAAAAAAACAATGGCAGTTAAATTTCCAATTGAGAAAAGAAACAATTTTGATAGATCTAAAGCTGGTTCTGAAGAACATAAAATAAAGATGAGTATTGGGCTCAAAAAATATTATGAAAATATGTCCGATGAAAAAAGAACGTTAAAGGGTAATAACATATCTAAAGGCCTCAAAGGAAAACAAAGTCGTTTAGGACAAAAAAATTCTAAAGAACACAACGAAAAAATATTAAAAACTCGTAAAATGAATTACGAAAAAAGATTTCATGAATATGCTTTATCTATGAAAGATTTTATAATTTCAACAGAACATATGAAATGCACAGAGATTCAAAAAGAATATTCAATAAATAGACAATTGATAACTCGTTTGAGAAAGTATATTAAAATCAATTAAATGGCAACATCAGTTTTTTTCAATAATTATCAAAGCTACAGCGAACAAAATTTGCTCGAAGACTTAATTATCGAGGCCATAAAAATTTATGGTCACGATATGTATTATCTTCCACGTAAAATTGATAATAAAGATAAAGTTTTCGGAGAAGATACTTTAGCATATTACGATAAAGCATACATGGTTGAAATGTATATAAAAAATGTTGAAGGATTTGGTGGTGATGGTAGTTTTATGTCCAAATTTGGATTAGAAATAAGAGATCAAATTACATTCACTATTGCAAAACGTGTTTTTGATGATGAAGTAGGAAGTGAAGAAGCTATATTAAGACCTAATGAAGGAGATATTCTTTTCTTTCCTCTCAATAAAAAATTATTTCAAATTAAATATGTAGACAACAAACCTGTGTTTTATCAAATGGGTGCTTTACAAGTTTATGATATGGCATGTGAACTTTTTGAATACAGCTCGGAAAGGTTCAACACAGGGATTCCTGAAATTGACGATATTCAAACAAAACTTTCTTTGGATGTTTTCGATTATGCTATAAAAACAGAAGATGGTTATATGTTACAAACCGAAGATGGTATATTACTTTCAAAAGAAAATTTTGATATAGAAGAAATAGATGTCTTATCTGATAATGATTCTATTCAACAAGAATCAGATACATTCATCGACTGGTCTCAAATTGATCCATTTTCAAATGGAAACGTCTAACAAATTTATAGAAAAGAAAACTAAATGTTCGGAAATGTTTTTTATTTTGGCCTTATTCGCAAATATATAATCCTTGCAGGAACATTGTTCAACGACATTCACATAGAGCGAGATGATATTGAAAACAATGTAACACAATTGTTAAAGATACCGCTTTCTTATTCTCCCAAAGAAAAAATGCTTGCAAGAATAGAAAGTGATCCTGATATTCAAAGAGAATCTGCAGTAACGTTACCGAGAATAGCGTTTGAATTGCGTTCAATGAGTTATGCTTCTGAAAGAAAAATGAACACAATTTCATATATTGCAGAAAAAAATGACACTAACGCAAATGTTGTAAAATATCAATATAGAGAAGTTCCTTATGATTTCAATTTTCAGATCTCGATCTATGTAAAAAATGCAGAAGATGGAACAAGAATTGTTGAACAGATTTTACCATATTTCACACCTGATTGGACTTCAACAGTACAACTCATACCAGAAATGAAGGAAAACAAAGACATACCTATGATTTTACAATCAATAGATCAAATAGAGGATACTTATAGTGGCGATTTTAAAAATAGAAGAGCAATTGTATGGGTATTAAATTTTGTCATGAAGGGATATCTTTATGGTCCAATCAAAAAAAATAAAGTTATTAAATTTGCTAACACTACTTTCCGAATTCCACCTTCTAATTATGTTAACTTAACAGACGCGATAGGAAATTCTCCAGCAAACGACCGCGTTACTGTACAACCTGGTTTGGATGCTAATGGAAACCCTACTTCAAATATATCAAATTCAATTCCAAGAGATGATATAAATATAGATGATCCATATGGAATCATAGAGGAAATTTCGGGTATAATATTAAATGAGTGACACAATTGCTGAATCATTGGGGTTGACCCCTTTAGATCCAATAAAAAAAGAAATAATTGTTGAAGAGACTTTACCTTCAACAGATTTTGAATACGCAAGAGAAAAAGTAAAAGAAGCAATAGAGACAGGTTCAAATTCGTTAAAGGAAATGGCCCAGATTGCTTCTCAGTCTCAACACCCTCGGGCATTCGAAGTATTAGCGACAATGTTAAATACTATTGTTATTGCAAACAAAGAGCTTTTGAATTTGACAAAAACAAAAATAGATATAGAAAAAGAAACTGTTAATAATCAACAAAATAATAACACCACTATAAACGGTTCGGTTTTTGTTGCATCAACTTCAGAATTACAAAAAATGATTTCTGAAATGAAAAAAGAAAAAACAATAGAACATGAATAATATTGAAAATATCCCTAATTATAAAGGTTATATGGGTAACCCTCAATTAAAAAAATTTGGAATAGGAGTAAAATGGACCCCGGATCTTATTTCAGAATGGATAAAATGTTCTGAGGATCCTATCTATTTTTGTGAAACATATATGAAAATTGTGAACGTAGACAAGGGATTAATACCATTTAAACTACATGATTATCAAAAAGAAATGATTATCTCCATGAAAGATAATCGTAACACCATCATTGCAACGGCAAGACAGGTGGGAAAATGTTTTTGTATAAATACACCTATAACTATTCGTAATAAAAAAACGGGTGAAATAAAAACATTAAGCATAGGTGAATTCCATGAAAGAACAAAAAAAATGTCTAAACTGTAAATGTGATATATCACATTTACATCACAACAAAAAATTTTGTAATAAAAATTGTTATAATAATAATATGAAAAAAATAAAATTTGAATTAAATAATGCAAAATATAATAACAAAATTGAAAATGAAGATTATGTTAGATGTGGAATATGTGGTCTTTTTGGAGAAAACCTACAATTTCACATAACAATAAAACATAAAATTAGTATTTCTTTTTACAAAGAAAAATATAATTTGACGCATTTATGCAAAAAACAAATCAATAGACTTTCAGAATCTGCTACAGGTGAAAAAAACATATGGTATAACCACAAAGGCAAATATTCAATATTTTCAAAAAATAGTCTTGATTTTTCTTCAGAAAAATCACAAACAGCTTTAGAAAAAATGATAAAAACAAAAAAAGAAAACCCTCACAAAAATCCAACAACAATTGAATATTATATCAATAAAGGAATGACAATTGAGAATGCTATAATAGCAAGAAAAGAACGCCAACAAACCTTTACTTTGAATAAATGTATAGAAAAATTTGGTAAAATTGAAGGAAAAGAACGTTGGTTAAAACGACAAGAAAAATGGCAAAAATCATATAAAAAATCAAATTTTTCAAAGATTGCACAAAATCTTTTTTGGAGTATTATAAATGATGGTAAATTTTCAGATTTGGGACATATACATTTTGCCCAATTGTCTGAAACAAAAGAAAAGGATATTTCAGGAAAAAATTATGAATATGTTTTAAAATTAGATCGTGTCGTTAAACCTGATTTTATCGATGTTAAAAATAAAAAAATAATAGAATTTAATGGGAGTTATTGGCACGGTAATGTGGGAAGAGGAAACAAAACAAAAGATGAAATCAGAAATAACATGCTGCGAAAGAACGGATATAGACTCTTAGAAATTGAAGAAAATGATTATCGTAAAAATAAAACAGAGACAGTACAAAAATGTATAAACTTTCTGATACAGTAGAACGCAAATTTATTGAAAGTTTTGATGTTTCTGATTGGGAAATTGAAACTGATTCAGGATTTAAGGAAATTATTTCCTCTCACAAGACTATAAAATACGATGTGTGGGAAATAAAAACAGAAGACGGATCATTTTTAAGGTGTGCCGATACGCATATTGTTTTTAATGAAAACTTTGAAGAAATTTTTGTTAAAGATTGCATTCCGTTTATTACAAAAATAATCACAAAAAACGGCCCATCTTACGTTACTGAAATTCATACAACAAACAAACAAAAAGAAAATATGTATGACTTAACAGTGAATTCTTATGATCATCGTTTTTGGACTGATAATATTCTTTCACACAATTCAACTACAACGTGTGCGTTTATTTTATGGTACATTTTATTTAATGATGTTAAGACAGTGGCTTTATTGGCAAACAAAGGTGATACCGCAAAAGAAATTTTAGGTAAAGTTCAGCTTGCGTATCAACATCTTCCTAAATGGTTACAACAAGGTGTAGTTGAATGGAATAAAACTTCATTTGTTCTTGAAAATCAATCAAGAGTTTTTGCTGCAGCAACTTCATCAGATTCTATTCGTGGTTATGCGATAAATTTACTTTTCATTGACGAGTGTGTTTTGGGAGACACTAAAGTAACAATTCGAAACAAAAAAACAAAGGAAATAACCCAAATTTCTATGAAAGAGCTTTACGATAAATTCAATATAATAGACATAAATGATTTTGAGGTTTTAACCGAAAAAGGATTTAGATCTTTTTCTGGTATCACCAGAAACATAAAAGATGAATATTTATCTATAAAGCTTGATGATAACAGTATTATAGAGTGTTCAGTTGAACACGAACTAAAAAATATTGAAGATGTTTTTATGAAAGCATCCGATTTAAAAATTGGAGATATGTTATACCCAAATTTAAAAATTTTGAATATAGAATTAAAACTCGAAACTGTTGAAGTGTTTGACCTCACAGATGTAGAAGAAACAAATTCTTATATTACTAATAACGTAATTAGTCATAATTGTGCATTCGTTGAAAATTGGGAAGAATTTTTTACTTCAACTATTCCTACTGTTACCTCAGGTGAAACAACTAAGGTTGTTCTTGTTTCTACACCTAAAGGTTTAAATCATTTTTATAAAATATGGTCTTTTGCGTCACAAGGAAAAAATGAATATTATCCAATTGAAGTCAAATGGGATAGAGTTCCAGGAAGAACTGCTGAATGGAAGAAACGTACATTAGAAACAGATTTAAATTATGATTTTGAAAAATTTGCCCAAGAACATGAAGTAAGTTTCCAAGGAAGTTCAGGAACTCTTATTGCTGGATGGAAATTAAAGGAGCTTACCCCACAACCACCAATACAGAAAAAAGACGGGTTGACTTTATATGAATCACCAATACCAAATCATTTATATGTTTGCATTGCAGACGTTTCTCATGGTAAAGGACAAGATTATTCAGCTTTTCACATAATTGATGTTACTAAAATGCCATATAAACAGGTATGCACTTTTCATAATAACACAACAGCGTATGCTGAATATTCAGAAATAATAAATCGTGTATCAAAATCATATAATTATTGCCCTGTGTTGATAGAATCTAATGATATAGGCGCCCAAGTGGCGGCATATCTTCATGATGAATTGTTATACGAACATATCATTTATACTGCTGCATCAGGAAGAGCAGGATACATCATAACCAATGGCATGAATGGTGCGATAACAGGTGAAAAAGGCATTAGAACAACCAAAACAGTAAAAAACATAGGTTGTTCAATGTTAAAACTAATTATTGAGCAAAATCAATTAATTATTCAGGATAGTGAAACTATCAGCGAGCTTTCAACTTTTTCTAAAAAGGGAAAGTCATATGAAGCTGAAGAAGGTAAATTTGACGATTTGGTTATGCCTTTAGTGCTTTTTTCGTGGATGACTAATCAGTCATTTTTCAAAGAGTATACCGACATTAACACAATATCAAGATTAAGAGAAAAATCAGAAGATGATTTACTTGAAGAACTTGTGCCTTTCGGTTTCATGGATGATGGTCAGATAAATGAAGATATGTTTGAACTAGGTTCTCCGGTATTAGAAGATCATTCTTGGGTTTTTGATTACTAAAACCAAATTTTAATAAATATAATAAAGAATTATATAACTTTATAGGAGAGAAACTGCGATGGCGTTTCAAATCAGCCCAGGAATTAACGTATCTGAAATTGATCTTACAACTATTGTACCAGCAGTCGCTTCCACAGACGGAGCTATAGCGGGTGTTTTTCGTTGGGGTCCTTTAGAACAAAGAACTTTAATCGATTCAGAAAATGCGCTTGCTTTACGTTTCGGTAAACCTACAAATTTAAATGCAGAAACATGGTTTGTCGCTTCAAGCTTTTTGAGCTACGGTAACAGATTGCATGTTGCTCGTGCAGCAAACACCTCAGGACTTTCACCAAATCTAGCATCGGCGTCTGTGATTTCAGGTAACGCGAATGTTGTGGTCACTTCAACTTCAAATATGCAAGACAATACCACATATTACGTCCTTTCAGTTGCGAATTCTACTGGCGGTTTAACAAATGCAATAAAAATTGGTTCTTCAGTCGCAAAAGTGAACTCAACAGCAATTGCGCTTTCAACAAACTCTGACGCATTGGCGACATTAGCTGGAGCACAAATTCAACTTGTCACAAATACAGCATTTAACGCGGTTGCAAATGTTGGATTTATTCAAAATCTTACAGCGCAAAATATTAAAAACGAAGAGCATTTCAACTCAAAGTCGGATTTCGACGCAAATACAATTTTTGCTGCTCGCTATCCAGGAGAGTTAGGAAACTCTATCAAGGTTTCGATCTGCGCTAATACTTCTGGTTATAAGAAGACAATTGGATTATCAGCTTTTGGTAATACTTCAACAAAAGCAAGTTTTGTTCAAGGTTCAAGAACAGCAAATGTTACTGTGTACGATACTGATTTAACGACAGTAACTATATCTGCTCAAGAGTTGCAATCAGATTTAAACGTAACAGATAGGGTTGAAGTAGGAAACACATATTTAGGTTTTCAATATTTGAAGATTACAAATGTTTCTGCTCCTAATACTTCGGGTTCTAACACAGTTTATGGTCAAGCAGTAATTACATTAACATTCGACGAAAGTGTAAAATTAGCATCAAATGTAGAATATGTAGGTTCTTCTACAACTGCAAATTCATTTTCAAGATATTGGGAGTATTTTAATGTTGTAGATCAAGCACCTGCTTTGTCTGACTATATGATAAATTTTGGAAATAACTCTGTGACTTCTGATGAATTGCATATTGTTGTAACTGATGAAGGTGGCAAATTTACGGGTGTTCCAGGAACAATTCTAGAAGTATATAAAAATGTTTCAAGAGCAAGCGACTCTAAAACAATTGATGGCAGCACAAATTATTACAAAAATATAATTAACGACGCTTCAAAATATATATACTCTGTAGGTGTGTTGCCGGGTGCAAATGACAACACTGCAGAAAATCTAACCGATTCAACATTGGATGTTAATTCATGGAGATTTAATTTAGGAAAAGACGGCAAAGACGAAAGTGATATTGAACTGTCTGTCCACACAAACGCTTATGCATTGTTTGCAAAAGATATTGACATTAGCTTAGTAATGACAGGAAAAACAAGAGAAGGAATTAACGGTTTCTATCTTGCTAATTGGATCACAGACAATCTTGTTGAAATAAGAAAAGATTGCATTTCATTTATATCTCCTCCTAAATCAGCAGTAGTAAACAATTCAGGAAGAGAAGCAGATTTGATTGTCGCTTTAAGAAACAACTTAAGATCAACATCATATTCTGTTTTGGATTCTGGTTACAAGTATATGTATGACAAGTATAATGATTTATATCGTTGGATTCCATTGAATGGGGATATTGCAGGGTTATGTGTAAGAACAGACTCTACAAATGACCCATGGTGGAGCCCTGCTGGTTTAAATCGCGGTCAAATCAAAAATGTTGTGAGACTTGCATACAACCCATCACAAGCAGATCGTGATATTCTTTACAAAAACGGAATCAATCCGGTTGTGACTTTTCCTGGTCAAGGAACAATTCTTTATGGTGATAAAACGTTGTTATCCAGACCATCAGCATTTGATAGAATAAATGTTAGAAGACTTTTCATTGTTCTTGAAAAAGCTATTGCAACAGCATCAAAATATACATTGTTTGAATTTAATGATGAATTTACAAGAAATCAATTCAAAAATCTTGTTGTTCCTTATTTAAGAGATATTCAAGGGCGCCGCGGTATCACAGATTTCATTGTTGTATGTGATGAATCAAACAACACTCCGGAAGTTCGTGATAGAAATGAATTTATTGGTGACATTTATATTAAACCCGCGAGAAGTATAAATTACATCCAGTTGAATTTTGTAGCTGTTAAATCGGGTATAAGTTTCTCTGAAATAATTAATCAAGCGTTTTAAAGTCATAATATAAACAAATAAATATAAGAAAGATTTAGGAGAATAAAATGGCTTTTAATGTAAGTAATTTTCGAAGCGACGGATTGAAGTATGGGGGTGCTCGTCCGTCACTATTTAAAATTTTAGTATCACCTCCAGCAGGTATAGGTATAGGATCTTCAACCACCAAGCAACTTTCACTGCTTGCAAGATCCGCACAACTTCCAGCAGTAACAATTGACACAGTGGAAGCTCCTTATTTTGGTCGTAAGATCAAATTGCAAGGAGACAGAACCTGGGCAGATTGGACAATCACTGTAATGAATGACGAAGATTTTGCTTTGCGTTCTGTGTTTGAAAGTTGGTCTAATGAAATGAATACCTTTGTTTCAAACAGAAATTCTTTTGGAGATTCTGCTCTTGCTTATAAAGTTGATGGAATTGTTCAACAATATGGAAAAGCAGGGCCGAAAGATGAAGGTGGTGTCATTCGTTCTTATAAGATGGTTGGGATTTTTCCAACCACTATCGGCGCTATCAACTTGGATTGGGATGCAACAAATCAGATTGAAGTTTATGATGTAACCTTCTCTGTTGATTGGGTTGAACCTGTTGAATTCGGTGGTGGAGAAATTTACACACCTACATTACCTGAAGATGGTTCCAGTTCTACTGCAGCTATTTCAGGATTATAATAACATAAGGACTATATAATGCAATTGTTTGGTTTTGAAATTAAACGTAAACCCGAGGACGAAAAACTTGAGTCATTTGCCCCAGAAGCAAATGACGAAGGTGCGGTAGTCGTTTCAGGTGGGGGATCTTATGGCACTTATTTAGATCTTGATGGTTCTGTTAGATCTGAAGCAGAGCTTATAACAAAATATAGAGATTTGTCTCTGCAACCTGAAATAGAAAAGGCAATTGATAACATTGTAAATGATGCAATTATTTACGAAGAACAACAAGAGATTGTTTCAATTGTATTGAATGATCTCGATGTTGGAGATAAAGTGAAAAATGCAATTACCAAAGAGTTCAAAGAAGTTACAGAACTTCTTGATGTGAATCGTAGAGCATATGATATTTTTAAGCGTTGGTATGTAGATGGACGATTAAATTATCATATTATTATTGATGACAAGAAAATTAATGAAGGCATCAAAGAATTAAGATACATAGATCCTAGGAAGATTAGAAAAGTACGTGAAATAAAAAGAAAAAGGGTTGATAAAAACAATCCCACGTCTCCTACTATTCAAAAAACTGTAAATGAATATTATGTGTACAATGAAAGAGGGTTCAACTCAAAGGCTGGACCCCAACCTGATAATAGCACAGTTTCTGGTTTAAGAATAGCAAAAGATTCAATTATCAATGTTCCATCAGGATTAACTGATAGAGATGGTTCAATGGTGTTATCTTGGTTGCATAAGGCTATCAAGCCTATGAACCAACTACGAGCACTTGAAGACGCAACTTTAATTTATAGAATTTCTCGCGCCCCCGAAAGAAGAATTTTTTATATAGATGTAGGAAATTTGCCTAAGGCGAAGTCTGAACAATACATGAGAGACATTATGACTCGTCATAAAAATCGTCTTACATATGATTCTCGTACTGGAGAAATACGAGACGACCGCAAATTTATGACCATGCTTGAAGATTACTGGTTTCCTAGACGTGAAGGTTCTAGGGGAACAGAAGTTAAAACTCTAGAGGGTGGACAGAATCTCGGAGAATTATCTGATGTTAAATATTTTGAGAAAAAATTATATGAATCTTTAGGCGTTCCTATTGGAAGAATAGATTCAGATCAATCATCTCAAAATTATACTAGAGTTGCTGAAATAACTCGTGAAGAAATACATTTTTCTAGACATATTGATAGATTAAGAGTTTCGTTTTCTAAATTATTTTTAGATGCACTTGAGGTACAACTAGTAATGAAAAATATTATTACTGTTGAAGAATGGGATGATTTTTCTAAAAGAATAAAATTTAAATATGCACATGATAATTACATGTTTGAAATGAAAGAAGTTAATGTAATGCAGGAAAGGCTTAATCAATTACAATTAATTAGCCCCTTTGCAGGAACGTATTTTTCTGTTGCATGGATCAAAAAGAACATATTGAAGCAGTCGGATGAAGAAATAAAATTAATACAAAAAGACCTTTCGGTTGAAGATAAACAAGGTCTTTATGATGTTGAAGTTGAAGATGATACAAATAAAAATAAAGGTAAAAAATAATGGATGATATTTTAAATTTTATAAATTCGGTTGAAACCGAATCAGCAAACGATGCCAAGAATTCCTTTGCTGCTTTGATGCAAAATAGAATTGCTGATGAAGTTGAGAATGTAAAAACCGAATTGGCGGCTTCAATATTCAATACATCAGAGGTCCAAGATAATGAAGCTGAAAATGCAGAGATTGATTTGTCTGATGAAGAATTGGAAGACATCCTTCAAAAAATCGAAGATACGGAGAAAGAAGAAAATGCCTAAGAAACTTAGAGAAATTGTAGAAGTAGCTGAACCTAAATCTCCGGATGAAAAAAAGTTCAAAGCAAAACACAAAATTGAAGTAACAGCTGATGCTGCAGGTAATGGTGATGATGTATTTAAAGCATCAAACATTAAACAAGCTTCACACAAAACCGCCCCTCAAGATGCTTATGAAGAAGTAGAGCAAGTTGATGAACTTTCGAAGAAAACTTTAGGTTCATATATTAAAAAATCAAAAAATGATTTAGCAAAACATGAATTTATAACGGGAATATCAACAAGTAAAGACTCAACCAGAAAATCAATGCTAATTGCAAACAAAAGAGATAAAGGCATTGATACTGCGGTTAATAAATTAACAAAAGAAGAGTTAGAAGAATCAGCTTCGACAGATTCTTACAACATACATCATGAGAGAGCATTGACTGCTATTGAAACTCTTGGAAAGCATTTGAAGGCGCACAAGAAGTTAACCAAAGGAGAAAGAGGACATTGGGATATTAAAGAACTCTCAAGAACTTTAGAAGATCATGTTCATAATGCAGCAAGCAGAAATGAATGGGACAAGCCATCAGAAGTAGCAAGAACAGGATATTAATGAAACTCATTACAGAAACAATTCATGATGCTAAATTTTTGTGTGAAGAAAAAGAAAATGGAAAAAAGAACTTTTTCATTGAAGGCATCTTCATGCAAGGCGGCATCAAAAATAGAAACGGAAGAATATACCCTGTTGATGTATTGTTAAATGAAACAACTCGTTATTCAAAAGACAAGGTTGATAACGCCACGGCGTACGGTGAATTGGGCCATCCTATGGGACCTACTATCAACCCCGATAGAATTTCTCACAGAATTGTTGAATTGAAACAGATAGACCAAGGCGGGAACATCTACGGAAAAGCTATGATTCTTGATACTCCCATGGGTAATATTGCTCGTGGCATTATGGAATCAGGTGGAAGATTGGGTGTTTCATCAAGAGGTATGGGTACTCTTAAAGAAACAAAAGATGGTTGTAAAGAAGTTCAGAGTGATTTCTTTTTAGCGACCGCTGCCGATATTGTTGTAGATCC